GCTCAAGTTCATGCAAACCCGGCAAAGAAGATGGCAGCCTATCCAATGGGGTTTGCTCAAAAGTTTCATAAAACTTAATAAACTCCTTTTTAACCCAAGGCATTTGATCGTAAGTTGTCATACAAAGCTTATGCCATCCACCTAAAGCCTTAACAGCCGCCAACGCTTGCTTGTCTTCAAGGTGCAAGGTTTCATAAGAGCTAGACTTTCTCAGCTTTTCATCAACACAAGCCCAAGCAATCATCGCCCGACCTTCTACATCAGATTTATTTTCTTCATCACTACCTTTAATTTGACGCATAATATCAGCAGGTTTAGGGAAAAAAGAACCGTCCTTGCTTGTTGATTTAACGTGTTTAGAAAATGCATCGCTTACTTGATCAATAGTTAAATCCTCAAGAGCATTAAAATAAATTCTTAATAGTGGCTTAGTAACTTCTTTTCCATAAAGCTCACCAGCGCCAACCATTAACTCTTGAAAGTTTTGTTTATCAGATTCATTCATTACCATTCTCCCGTTATGTTTTGAATATTCTGCTGAGTAATCTTGCTTAATCCATTGTTTTCAATTTGGCCTTTCAATAACCATTCAGGCTTAAATGACTTCCAACCTCTAGTGCATATCTCAGCTAATACGTCATCAACTGACCATCCTTGTAAAACCATTTCATGCATACTAGCAGCCATTCGGTTAATAACAGTTTGAGAAACTTTAGCTTTAACTGAATTTCGATGCTTTACAAAGTCTTTCCAAACTTCATCACTAGCTTCATTGGGCCAAGAGGAAAAATCAAAGGCGCTAGCCTTTTTAACTTGGTTATTGGTTAATGGTTTATGGTTAGTGGTTAGTGGTTTATGGTTAGGGTTTAATTCGCTTTCGTTTGGGTTTATTTCGCTTTCAAAATTAACCGATTGGGTTTTTTTATTAACCGATTGGGTTTTTTCTGGCTTATTTTTAGAGCCTTTTGGCCTTCCGCCTTTTTTGCCATTAATTGCGTTTGATTCGCATAAACCAGTATATTCTTGTATCTCTTGACTAATTCTATTTTGAATATAAACGCCGTTTTCTAATCTAAAGAATTTTGCCAAAACAAACTTAACAGCTTCAATTTCTTCTGTAGTGGAAGCCCAAACCCAATCAATAGCCTGATCTTCTGTTGGAAAAGTTTCACGGTCATAAATAGCGTCCATCAATATGGTATAAACGCCATGCTGTAAAAGAGAAAGCCTTCCAGCTTTTTTGTGATAATCGCCTATATTGCGCTTGTAGTAGTGCATATTAGATTCCCGTTGCAATCCTGTTATGTAATGCGGCAACCTGAACAGGAGGAAAAAGGCTTTCAGTGGAGAGAATGGCCGTTCTCTGATTCCACCTAGCCGCATGATTAATAATAACTAGCTTTCTAATTTATTCAAGCGCTCAACTGCCGCACCCTTTACCAAGACCATAAAAAACTTATGCTTGCTCTTATGCCATCGCTGTAAGTTTCTAGGGCTTACGTTTAAATATTCTGCTAGCTCTTTCAGGCTTTTAAATCCTGCTGCTTTTGCTTCTTCTGCTGGGGTCATATTAATCTCTCTTGAGGCGAATCAGCCTCTTTTTTAATCTGCTTTAATTGCTCGTAATACTTTGACTCTTTACCGCTAAATCCCAATGACTTTAATTGCATGTCATTTCTTAAAATCGCCAAAGCTATGGATTTATAAGAAGGCGCTCTAAGTGATTTAGATAAGCCTTCTGGTATTTCGTCAGGAATCCCACTCGAATAACATCTCGCTTCCCATGTTTTCACATAAGCCTCGATCTTTGATGTAATTGTATTCCCATGCTTGTATTGCTCGCTCTGCTTCTTTATTTGCCAGTAATTGCTGCTCATCTGTTAACTTCCCCCAAGCCTCTCTTACAATATCCTCTGGGCAGCCAATAGCTAAAGCAGCAGCGGCGTGACCAACCCAAGCTTTACGGTTTATTGAATAGTCTGTTAAAGCATTCTCACAGCTAATAGGCCATTCATTAATTACTCGCATCATAAATCGACCATATTTTTTGTGGTCGGAAGTGAAGTCAATAGCTCGCTTAATCCAAAGCTTTCTATTTTCAACCACTCCCCACATATTATGATTGATTTCTTCCCAATCCCAATAAGGGTGATAAACCCTATTAAGCTTCATCTTCTAAAGCCTCTGAATCTACCTCCCAAGAATCTGAGAAATCACGATTAGCAAATAAAGCAGCAACGCCTGTAATCTGCTTCATTCTTAAAAGCTCATCAGGCGACATACCGATATGCTGGCAAATCCAACGGTCGCCTTTACCCATTTCGACAAGCTCCGATACAATCGTACTCATCAATTCAATATTGTGTGAACCCCTTGCGCGGTTATGACGAATTGTAGAAGCCATTCGATCATGCATTTCTTTATCAAGCACAACCACTGGAAGCATTCCGCCTTCACGCTCTTTTATTCGCTCGCTGTTATTCAGAGTTAAGAAGCGGTGAAAGCCATCGATAACAACGTATTTATCATTTTCATTGTCATAAACTGTAACCACTGGCTGCGTGTAGCCATCTTCCCAAATAGAAGTTTCAAGCAATTCCATCTCAGGAGGCGCAACCGAGTTAGGGTTATAGTCATTCGCTGTAACCTTATCAATTGGCACTGAGCGCACGTTATAAACTGGTGATTTATATTCAAGCGGATAGCTTCCATCTTCGCCGTGAACCTCACCGCCTTTAAGTGGAGGGTTAAACGCACAAATCAAAACAACTTCCTCAAGAGCCTCAAAATAGTGAGGGTCATTCTTATCTAGAACGTAAGTAACATCAGGCTCAATAACAAACTCTTCGCCAGTTTCAGCATTGGTTAAAATGCCTTTACCAGACACACAGTAGCAGCTCTCTAAATGGTTCTTATAGTGCCAATACTGCTTACCATTTACAGGTATTACCGTTTTGGTCATGCCAAAGCCCATGCCATCTGACTCAAGCAAAATGCGATTACTTGTAAATCCTCCCTTTGGACAATCTACAATTCTTTCTTGTGGCAATTCTTTTATATTAACAATTTTCATTTTTTAGCTCCTAAATGCTTATACTTTTCTACAATCTGTCTTTGTCTTGCTGCCTGGTCTTTTGTTGGTGCAAGCCCCATATATTTACAAGTGTGATCATTTTTAAGAATGGTTATCGCAAACCTTTTCCATGAAGTTACATCGCTGTTATGGCATCTCAACATATCTAAATGATCAGGCGGATTAATGATTCTCACTCTATGAAGCTTTTTGCTTCCATGAGCTGTATAGCCATTCAATTTAAACTCAATGCCGTTATGGTCTAAATCATCAATAATTTCTTGCTTAAGTCCGCGCCCCACTCTTGCCCAATAGCGAATAGACTGAGCGAAGCGCTCTCTAAAATTTTCAGAGATTTCCTTTGGCAGCGTATCTAAAAGAAACTTAGTGAATGATTTCCAAGTATGGCCTTCAGGCAATGATACGCTTTTATAATCTAGCTGCTTTCCATAGGTAGCCACAAAATTAGCCCCTTGAACGCGAGCGCAAAGCCTTGCCCAGATATGCGGGTCAATCACTCGGTAAAGGCCTAAACTAGCCTTAGCCTCACTCATGAACGGAGAAGCAACACGCATCGAGCCAATTGGAACGCCAGCCTTGTAAAAAATGTCATACAGAGTGTTGTATTCCCATTCAAATATAGCGTTTGCTGTCCAAACATCTTTGGTTCGCCAATCGTAAATTGGATAGCAGTTATAAACATTCTGAGTGTTTTTCTTAGTCCACATTTTGCCTTGCATGGTTTCTTTGCGGTCATTAAGAATAGCTCGAAAACGGTTTAAGCTTTCATCGGTACGAATACCAATAAGGTTGGCCGTTGTCTTTCCATCTGCGTACCACTCTGCAAACATATCCCAGAAATGCTCATAAGACATATCCTCTTCATAGGCATCGCCAAAAGGATGATTCTCAAAATTAACAATGTAATCATGCTCTGGCATTGGCCTAATCCATCGGTCTTTATCTCTATTGCCCCAGCATTGCCAATCAATAGCATAAGAGCTAATCGTGCAAGGCAATGTAACCGGCATGCAGCACCAATAAATATCTAGATACTCTCGATTGTTTTGAAGTATTGAATGCATGAACTCAAGCGAAGCATCATAGTTGGCTTCATTATCTAAAACCTGAATGCCTAGCTTTTTCTTAATGTTGTTTGCCTTCATATAATCAAGAACAAGGTTAAGCAAAACCCCTGAATCTTTACCACCTGAAAAAGACAGATAAACCTTTTCAAAGTTAGAGAAGATAAAATCTAGCCGCTCATTTGCAGCCTCATAGACATTTTTATCTTTTATATACTTACGCACTTTTGCGCCCTCCTTTTGTTAAAACGCCAAATCAATATACGACATATTGACGCATAATCAAGAAAAAATAAGAAATTATTTTTATTTTAATTTATACACAATTAACACTTTACACTTAACAGATTATGATCTAATATACTCACATCAACTGAGGAAATGACATGACAAACTTATTAGTAACTGAAGATTTTGACGCAAACC